ATAGTTTCCATTTGTCAGGAGATGGGCTGGACATATCAAGAATATATGATACAGCCGGTGTGGTTTATTGATTTATTAAAGGACAAATTACAAATAGACAGTGATAATATAAAAAAGCAAACGAGGAGAGCTAAGCGAAAGTAATATGGATCAAAAACTGAACTTTATAATAGATGCAAAAGACAAAACGAAAGTTGCTCTTAAGAGTGTCCAAAAGAATTTGGATGGGGTTCAGGGTAGATTGAAAAAGATGAGGCCTGCTCTTAACAAGATGGCCAAGGGGGCTGCTCTGGCAGGGGCTGCTATGGTTGTTGGGATCGGAGTGAAGTCAGTAAAAGCAGCAGCTGACTTTGGGAAAGCGATGGGTAATGTGGCTACTTTGGTGGATACAAGCACCGAGAGTATGTCAGAGATGGGGAATAGGGTCAAGGATATTGCGAAGAGAGTTCCAAAGGACATAGGAGAACTGACAGCTGCCCTTTATGATATTCGGTCTGCCGGAATTTCTGCTGCTGATGCTATGGATGTTTTAGAAACTGCAGCTAAATTGGCCACAGCAGGATTGGCTACTACTCAGGAAGCGACTAACCTATTGACTTCTGCAATCAATGTCTATGGAGACGAAAGTCATGATGCCAATGTTCTGGCTGAGATTCTATTTAAGACTGTGAAATATGGGAAAACTACTGTTGCTGAACTTTCTATGGGGTTTGGTAAAGTGGCAGCTATTGCTAAAGAAACAGGCATAACTATTGAGGATTTATCAGCAGCAACTGCTGTCCTAACTACAGGAGGTATAAAGGCAGCTGAGGCCCAGACTTCCTTAAAGGCAATGATTGCCAATGTATTACAACCCACTGCGGATGCTACTGATGCTGCCGAAAAGTTAGGAATACAATTTGACTTAGGAGCATTGCAGGCGAAAGGATTGTCTGGAATGCTGGCTGAGATTGCTGAGAAGGCTGGAACTGACAAGCAAGCTCTGGCTGACTTATTCGGATCGGTAGAGGCAGCAAATGCCATCTTTGCTCTAACATCAGAGGAAGGAGGAGCAGCTTTCATGCAGATTCTTGAAGATATGACTACACAGACAGGAGCATTGGATGAGGCTACCCAATTGCAGAATGCTACAGCTGCTGCTCAATACCAGCTTATGAAGAATCAACTTAATGTGGTTTTTATAGATTTAGGAACGAAGATTCTCCCACATCTGGTTGTGGCAATGAATAAAGTTTCAGAAATGGTAGACACATTAACATGGCTTTGGGGAGTTTGGCACGGGGAAATATCTGTTGGGAATGAGGCATTGGCAGACTTAGAAACAAAACTTTTGACTATAAGATATGTTGCTGAAGATACTTGGAATAGCTTGAAGAAAGTGGCAGACATAATGAATACGGTTGGTGGCTATGTCACGGGTGTTACTCCAGCAAGAAAATTAACAGATTGGAGTCAAGCATTGAAGGAAAAGATACTTGGTGGCGGTCAGTTTGGTATTCCTTATGTGCCTAAGACCGGAACATATTTGCTGCACAGAGGAGAAACAGTCACACCGGCAGGGAAGACTGGTGGAATAACTGTCAATATAATGGGTGGCAATTATCTCTCAAGGGAGGCAGCGATAATGTTTGGAGAGGAATTAGCGAATGAGTTAAAGAGGAACATCAAACTATGATTATTGAATTGCTCATTGATACAGTGGACAAGACAGCTGATATTGTGGTTGATAGCTTGACTAAGCAGGACATTATAAACGAGCAGAAGGATACTTTGAGGTTTCAGGTTCAGAAGTATGGAGATGTGGGGTTTGTACCAGTAATAAATCAGGAGGTTGAATTGAATATAGATGCTGTTAAAGAGTTTGGAGGAATAATACTAGAGGTGAACAAATCAATACAGGCAGGACAGATGGTAATTTACGATGTGGTTTGTTGCGACTATTCGCAGTACATTAACAGAGAGCTAGTTTTAGAGAGATATGATGATAAGACGGTAGACTATATTATAGATGATATAATTAGTACATATGCACCCACTTTTACAATAACGAATGTTGATTGTTCAGTAGAGATAGAGACAGTAGTGTTTAACCGGATGATTATGACCGAATGTTTGGACAAACTGGCAAAGCTGGTTGGATATTCTTGGTATATAGATTATGACAAGGATGTTCACTTCTTTGAGAGAACTGTAAACACAGCACCCTTTGAAATTACAGATATAAATGGGAAATATCTTCAAAACACATTAAGTGTAAAAGATGACTTGAGCCAGATAAGAAACAAAGTCACTATTAAGGGGGCAGATGAGAGAGGGATTGAAAGAACCGAGTCCTATATTGCAGATGGGGACCAGGTGACCTTCCCTTTGTCAAACAAGTTTGCTGAGAAGCCAACAGTTTATGTTCAAGATCAGGCAGAGACTACTACTGTGGGAGTTGATTTCTTGAGTGCAGAGGAGGATTATGATTGTTTCTGGAATTTTGACCAAAAATATATAAGATTTAAAGATGGCACGAAGCCGGCTATTGATAAAAAAGTAGATGTTACTGGGATTCCTCTATTTCCGATAATAGTAAAAATTCCAGAGCCAGTATCTATTGCTAAATATGGGACTTATGAACATTTTAAGGAGGATAAAAGTATTCAGAGCCGGACAGAGGCATTGAAGTATGCTCAAGCTCAATTAGAAGCATATAAGGATGGGATAATAGAAGGTAAATTCCAGACAGATAGTTCAGGATTAAGAAGTGGGCAGCTTATAACAATAGATTCTGATTTGTTAAACATTGATGAGACCTTTTTAATACAGAGTGTTCAGTTCAAGGTTTTGGCCAAGGATAAAGGGTTATGGTCAGTGAGGCTGGCAACAATGAGAACAGTGGGCATAATTCAGGTCTTACAAGATTTAATAAGGTTTAGAGAAATAAGAGAATTTGACCCTGACAACCTGTTGACTCTTTTACAGTTAGCCGATTCTTGTGGGGCGACTGATGAGATAGGGGTGCCAGTGGTTACAACAACCAAAGATTATGTTTGGGTAGATAATGGAGAGTCCAATCCTATTGTCTGGAATTGTTGGACTTGGGGAGATTAAAAATATGGAAATAATAAAATTAAAAGATAAATGTGGAGTAAGAGGAAAGCTCAGATTCATTGTTTACAAAGCCGGGACAAAGAAGATCTTGAGAGTATCTGATTGGAACGAGAATCTGGTCGTACTTAATGCTGGCCATGGAATGAATCTTCTTGCCTTAAGACTAATAGATGATACAACTTATGACTTGGTAATTACTCAGGCAAAGATTGGCGATGACAACACTGCTGCGACTGATGATGATACTGATTTGGGGAATTCAATCCTGGACGGAATCTTGGTAGCAACAGCCGCAGAGACTGGGACAAGTCAAATAACACTTGAGTTCTTTATGGCTGATGCAGAGTTGAATGAAGATGATTATGAGGAGTTCGGTATATTTTGTGGAGACCAGCTTTTTGCAAGAAGCGTGATTTCTCCTGCCCATACAAAGTCGATTGGAGAAGATACAAAGGTTGAATATGTAATTAATTTTAATAATATATAAATATGGCATTTCCAGAATCCTCTCCTGTTTCTGGAGGAGACACAGGAAGAGCAGAACAATACAATAATTTAAGAGATGATGTTTTAGATAATCATAATAAGGTAGTTTCATTTGGTGGAGACGGTTCTGACGGAGCTTTGGCTATCACGACAGGAACAACTACGATTAACTGTTCAGGTGCAGCAGTTGTTATTAAAAATTATACTTCCATTTCTATTACAGGAACAGGTAAGTTAGCTTTTAGCAATCCTCACGCCAATGGGACAGTTGTTATTCTGAAGTCGCAAGGGGATGTAACCTTAACTTCAAGCACAGCCCCAATGATTGATTTGTCAGAGATGGGAGCAAGTATAGGGAAGAGTGGGACTTGGATATTGGATAACGATGATAACCATTATGGAGTAAATGGAGTAATAGGTAATCCCGGAGATGGTGGAACTATTTTGAATAGTATTTCCTTTTACACAACTACTATAGAAAAGCTCACCAGAAAGGCAATCTTTATCGCAGCAGGTTCGGCAGGAGGCAATGGAAGTACCTCATTTCAAGGTAGAGGTTCTGGTGGTGGTGGTGGTGCTTCTCACTATGGAAACGG